CCGGATTCTTCCGAGGGCCAAACGCTTAACAATGGCCACAACTCATTACTAACGTGCAGAGGATTACACGAGACGTCCACTAAGGCGGTGTCCTACACCCCATGTCAATTAACCGACACGGTTGGTTCATCCAAAAGTACAACTAATGGGCAAATTTAGAAAGGAGAAACGGCAGACAACGGTGAAAACGTAAAATATGATTGGTTATTGGTAGAAGTGGCTGTAGCTGAAATGGTAATCGTAGCAGTGTTTAAATTAGCAGTAAAAGTCAAAAAGTCGACCATACGCGTGCCACCAGCATTCACCAAATTGTTTTCAATAGTCGTTTTGACCGACAAACCAATGCTAGCAATGTCTGAGATGTCAGTTACCGCCACACCAACAACCCCAACTATTGCCTGATACTCAGCACCAATAGTCAAATTTTGCAAAGATATGACTCCAGTTCCAGTAACCCCAGCAATATAAGAGCCAGGGGTGACCACGGGTGCGGTACCAAAAACATTGGCACCAGATGTGGTACCACCAGCGGAAATAGTTCCGCCAATTGTGCCAACATTCTGCAATACCTGTGTATTGAGCAATTCGATCTCATATTCTAAATATACTTTACCCCAATTGACAGCAGAGCCGTCTGTGGTGCAAATAAATAAATTAGCATAATCATAAGTTTTAATATCTAAATTTGCAGCAAGGGGTCCACCACGCAAGTACAACTCTTTCGAACGCTTCATGTCAAATTCCATACATTGTTCCTTCCAAGGAGCATCATCAGTTGAACCATGATATGTCGAGGCATCGAACTGAGAAGTAGGTGCTGGGTCGGCCGCATCATAATCTGCGACCAACATAACAGTACCTGGGATACTGGTTCCCGTACGTGTTTCATACCAAGCACGTAACATCTTAAAACGGTATTTCTCCCAACCTTGTGTCTGGAATGATAACCACCGAAAGGTGGATGACAAACCAGGTTGTATTGATAAAGTGGTAGTGGCAAAGGGATTGGAGCCAACGACCAGGCTGACCAATTCAGAATGATAAATAGTCATTGAGTCAGCAGTAGTACGTTTAAATCTAGGTTTACCCGTGTAACGCGCTCGCGTCATCGCAACAGGGGCAGCTACCAATGGTTGCGTTAACATTGGTGACTTCACTACGGAGTTGCGAATCTGCCGAGACACTTGTTGTTCTTTCTTTTTACCACGGGTTTTCGGTTTGGTGGTAGAAGAACCTTTAATTGGTAATGTAACGGGTCCTGGATTGGTCTCAATCCCAACAAGAGGCAGTTCAGGAACTGCCTTAGCTTTGCGTTCCAGTTCTTTCTTATCATTAGCTTCGAACTGGGCGCGTACCTCTTTCGAGGCCAATAGGCGATCGAACCATGAGCCAGGATAATTCCAGGATGAAGTTGAGGGTCCTGGGTTTGGTTCAATGCCTTGGGTTGTCAAATCAACCCCAGGTGTGGGTTTTACCGAAGTAATATTGGAGTCTTCAGTAAGTATAGGTACATCCCGTCCTGCGTCGTTCCCAACATCATGTGTATCTGTTGGGGAAGACGTAGAACTGGG